AGATTTCTACCTGCACCCGAAGGTGAAGATTTACCATTTGTAAAACTATATTCACACGCATTCCAAGGTCCTGGTGGTTGGTTCATTGAGAACTCACTTACAACACTAGGACAGAAAGACCCTGTTTCTGAGTACAACTCATTACTCTGGAACAATGGTACTGATGCTGGAAAGGAAACCGCAAGAAAACAAAAACGTAAATTAACTTACGTTAGTAACATCTATGTTGTAAAAGACCCTGCGAATCCTGAGAATGAAGGTAAAGTATTTCTATACAAGTATGGAAAGAAAATCTTTGACAAACTTACTGCAGCGATGCAACCAGAGTTTGAGGATGAGGAAGCAATCGATCCATTCGATTTCTGGCAAGGTGCAAACTTTAAGTTAAAGGCAAAGAATGTTGCAGGATACAGGAATTATGACAGTTCCGAGTTTGCAGCACCAACACCTTTACTTGATGACGATGATGCAATGGAATCACTCTGGAAAAAACAGTTCTCTCTTGCAGAGATTGTTGCACCAGATCAGTTCAAAACATATGATGAGTTAAGAACTCGTCTTGATTATGTTCTTGGAAATAAGAAGTCCGCTGCACCACAGTTTGAAGAGGAAGATACTGATCGTGGAGAAGCAGAAGAGTTAGTAACTGCTGCTGTGTCCAAACCAACTCCTGCAGTTGCAGAAGAGGAGGACGATGCACTATCGTACTTTGCGAAACTCGCAGAAGAATAATTATATGGGGGGTCAAACGACCCCCTTTTTTTATGGATTTACAAGTTCAGTATTTTCTGTTGATGCTAAGTTAGAAGCGATGAAACTTGAACTTTGATCATATCTTAATATATCTCTTAAATCATTCAAGAAAGTTTGTAGATACCCAGAATTTAATATATCGATCTCTCTTTTCTTTTCATTTTCAGAATATTCATATTCTAAATTTGTCACAGCACGAGCGAGGTTATCAGTTGTGACACCAAATTCATCCTTATCATCTAATTGTCTATAACCTGCCTCTGTTCTGATTGTATATCTTGTAGAAGATGGGAATTTATGAGCAGTGCCATCGAGTTTAAAATCAGCATCAACAATTAAATCTGGTGGTAATATTTGTCTATCTTGCTCATCCCTTACTTCAAAAGTTAGATAATATTTTATTTCATTCATTTTTTCCTCAGAACCATATTTTGATAAAGCATAATCATATACTTGATAGTCTTGAAGCGGCCACTCATGTCGAATATTTGTTATACCTGCCATTAAAACTACAACATAATCTAATCTTGAGTCTCCATACAATTTTGCAGCTATTGTATCTGGACGATCACCATCACCAATTACAAATTTTTGAAATATTGAAGCTGCATCTTTCAAATAATCTGCGAGTTTTGTTCTACGAAATATATTTTTTATAAAAATATAATCGGTAGATGAGTTTTTATGTGGTAGCGGTGATTGGTACGCTATGTCTGGTAGTTCATTAAAATATGGCATTAGAATCCTACTCCGTCTCCTGACCCATTACCTGGTAAATAATCTTCATTGTAAATTGGATTAAGTTCTTTGAATGTTAAATTCATTCTTATGTTTACTGGAGTACCATCCTCATATGATGCATATGTTCCAGCGTTTGTATAATTTACAGTCATACCTGTTAGAGCACATAATTTGAAATCATTAAGAAATGGATGATTTCTTCCGTCTTTTAAATAATCTAATTGAAATACATCTGGAGATTTTAAGAAGATACCTTGTGAGGTTTCGTTAAATTCACCTGCCTTTGCTGCCATTGATTGTTTTAATGAACGAATTATAGATTTTACAACTCTGCCTTCTTTAGGACTACGAGGTGAAAACGTTATACTATATGGAAATGATCTTAAATTTACTCCAGCAAATAGTAATTCAAGATTATTATTTAAAATTTGACCAGTTGAACGTGCAATAACACTTTGTGCTGAAACTTGCGATCCAAGTTGACCTACTGCTGCACCTGATAAAGCTGCTCTAACTGCATCTGCAGTTTGTCCTTGAATACCTGGTATGTTTACTCCAGTATTCATTGCCTCAACTGCAACTCGTGCTGTTTCAATTGCTGCTTTACCAACACCTCCTTTCATTGCATTTTGAGCAACTGATAGTGCTGCTAATTCTAAAGCATTTACTTTATCTTCTCCCCAAGTGACTGAGTTTGAATCATTTACTTCTTGTGGAATTGGTAATTCAATGTAATATTTTGTTTTTTGTTTTCTACTTATTCTTGAATTTGCATCTTCAAAGTTTGCTCTGATTTCTATTTGTGTACCTGGAAAATCTTTGTCCCTTGTTTTCTTATCAAGGAATTTTGTTTCACCTCCCTCTGTTTTATAAAAAGCATTTTTTACAGTGACACCCATTCCTGCTCCACTTTCTGGAGGAAGATATTCAATACATTTTATCCTAAGTGTATCACCTGTTTTCTCTGAATTTGTTCTTGCTATTGGATATGACAAATACGTTGATGAATCGTGAGATGCTCCTCCTTTCACTCGCTCATTGGCGATTCTTGTTTTACCTACTATCTTATGTGCCTTCTCTGAAATTCTTAATTTTTGGCTATCAGAAAGATTAACATTATTACCTCCAAGTTCATTAAAAGTTTCTTGTAATAATGCATTTTCTTTTGGATCTTCTTTCCAAGTACCTAAACCCATATCTCTTTTTTTAACTATTTAGTATGATTTTGACAAAAGGTAGAGTTCTTAAATCCCTTAACTCCATTTCATCCACTTTATATAATCCACCAACTACTTCTGGGAAGGTATATTGCCTCATTTCTCCCCAATGATAGTTTAATCCTTTGAATCCCCATTGAAAAACATCAGTTACAGCAACAAGTGGATGTGAATCATATGCAATGCCTGGTGTTTTTGCACGATATACAAAGACATAGAAATTACCTGCTTCAGGAACATTACTTCCCTCAGTTAATACACCTAATATTTCTGTTGCTAAATCATCGGGACTTTCTGTACCGATAAGATTTTTCATTATGGGATCTATTCTACTCATATGTCTAATTCTTTTTCGGTAATCACTTTAAACTCCCACATTCTGTCTGCACAATATTCTCGTGCTGCTTTCCATTTTGCTTGGTTTCTTGCATATTCAAATGCTTCACGAATGTAACCTTTAGTTTGTCTTTTTGGTTTCTTTGGTTTTGTTGTTTGCTTCAATGGTTTGACTTCGATAAGATATCTTTTTATTTTGCCTGTATTCTCTTGTACCTTGATATAAAAATCTGGGAAATATCGGTGAACACGACTATCGTGTGGAGAAATATATGGTAGTGCTATCTCCTCACTACCCCACTCTAATATCTTTTCATTTTTGTCACAATACACCATAAACTTTCTTTCCCAGAGTGATCTATAAATGATATTTGTTGGATCGCCTTTGTACTTTCTAGGAAAGGATGGATAGTATTTTCCCCTATAAGCCATCTAAATAACTATACTATAGAAGTATTTAGAGTGCCAGCACCAAGACCGAGAAGAATATCAGATATTATGCCTAAGTTACAAAATGTAGCTCAGACATCGAAATTTTTAGTTAAGTTTGTATTACCAAGGGGAAATTGTCGTAGATTTTTGAGACAAAAGGGTATTAATGATCGTTTTATATCTGATAATGTAGGACTTCTCTGTAGTGATGCTGTATTACCTGGTAGTGCAATGGCATCTTTAAATACTGCTGGAGATTATCAGGGAGTCATAGAAAGGTTTGCACATACCCGTAATTTTACGCAAGTAAATTTTGAATTCATTGTAGATAATGAATACAAATCACTTAGATTTTTAGAGCATTGGATGGAGTTTATAACAGGTTCTTCTAATTCTGATCCATCTGGGGATGCTTATCATTTTAAGTTGAGATATCCTGAAGAATATAAATCAAACGACACTAGAATAGTAAAGTTTGAAGCAAATCATTTTCAATTTTTAGAGTATAGATTCATTGGATTATTTCCCCTATCTCTTAATTCAACGAGGGTTTCTTATAATAATTCACAAGTGTTAAAAGCAACAGCATCATTTAGTTATGACAGATACTTATGTGGAGAATCGAATTCACTAGCAAGAGCTTTAGGAATTGATTTAAACAATCGTAAATTTAGTGGTCAACGTTCAGGTCAGGGAGATGGAAGGGTATATAATGATAGTAATAGTTTAAACGAAATAGCTAGTGGACTATCGCTTCTCAATTCTAACACACCAGTTACTTTTGTTAATGGGCGATCAAGGACGGGATCTGCGAATACTAGATTCGGTGATGGAACAGGTTTTTAACCTCTGAGAACCCCTATAAATAATGACATTGAAGTGCTTAGAATATTATGCCTTTACCAACCATTTCAACTCCAACGTATGAGTTGACTCTTCCTTCTTCTAATAGAAAGGTTAAATACAGACCATTTTTAGTAAAAGAGGAAAAAATATTAATTCTTGCAATGGAATCTCAAGATACCAAACAAATTGTAAGATCAGTGAAAGATGTTCTTTCAAAGTGTATACTCACAAGAGGTATAAAAGTAGAAAAATTATCTACTTTTGATATTGAATATTTGTTTTTGAATGTCCGTGGTAAATCTGTGGGTGAAGATATTGAGGTGATGGTAACTTGTCCAGACGATGGTAAAACACAAGTTCCAATGTCAATCAACATTGATAGTATAAAAATTCAGAGAGATGAAAATCACACAAAAGATATAAAGTTAGATGATGTTTATACATTGAGAATGAAATATCCATCTTTGAATGAATTTATCAAAAACAATTTTGGTGATGTTGAAAATATGGGTGTCGATGACACTTTCGATTTGATTGCATCTTGTATTGATCAAGTTTATTCTGAGGAGGAATCTTGGGCATCTGAAGAGTGTACAAAAAAAGAATTGTCTGATTTTGTGGAATCACTTAATTCAAGTCAATTTAAATTAGTCGAAAATTTCTTTGTGACTATGCCTAAACTAGCTCATACACTCAAAGTAACTAATCCAAATACAAAAGTTGAAAGTGAAGTAAAAATAGAGGGGCTGCAGAGTTTTTTCGGAT